GCGCTTGTCTTCCTCGCCGGCAACACCGGAGGGATCGACCGCCACGACAATGCGCACCATCTCCGGCGTGTTGCCGTCAACGATGCGCTGCTGGTCGAGCAGTTCCATCGTCCACAGCGCCGAATCCGCCATGTCGGCGAACTGCCCGAGCCAGAAGCGGCGGCGCATCGCCTCCGACATGCCTTGAAGCTCCTCCAGATACGAGGCCGGAAGATTGGCCTCATTGTCCTTCGGGTTCATGGTGATGGCGGCATAGTTCGCGGGGTTCGCCAGCGGCGTCCGGCGATCCGGATCTTTCTTTTCAACGAAAAGCTTGTAGGTCCAATGCGCCATTCCTGGCGGGTTGCAATCGTAGTAGGCTTTCAGCCTGAGCGGCGTCTTTTGCGCCAGGCGGGTTATCGCCATGTTGCGAGAGGCATAGGGTATTTGCGAGCACTCGTTGAGATAGAGCGTCGCGTACTCCTGCCCTAGAATCTTTTCGGTGCGCTCTTTGTCATCCAGCCCGCCAAACCAGATTTCCGAGCCGTTCGGCAGCGTCAGATACCAGTCGGATTTGTCAAGCTTGCAATTGGCCGCGACACCGGGAAAGCACCGCTCCATCACTGTGGGCAGCGTGTCGAGAATGATCGAAGCCTTGATGTGGTTGAACCTATAGCGCAGCATCGCGTGCCGGCTTTTATGGGCCAGAGCCCGGATAATCACAGCGCGAACAAACCCGAATGTCTTCCCTGAGCGAGAGCCGCCATACGCCATGATGTGCGTGGCATCGGAGGCCAGAAGATCAATCTGCGCCTGTTGCTTCTTATGAAGCTTGAACGGCTCATTGGGGCGAGAGACGCTGCCCAAGATTTCCGTCCACTCACCAACGTCGGTCAAAGGATAGCCGCGTCCTTGGTGCCTATGACTACCTGGATCGGCCCGCCATCAGGGCCGGTATGTTCCTGCTTGTCGCGCCAGTCCGCAGGGCGGCGGTTCTTCAGCCAGAAGATGGCCGCAGTCGTATCCGGCGCAACATGCTCGCGAACAGGGGCTCGGATAATCTCGCCCTGATGCTGGAATATCTTCTCGCTTTCGAACGTGTAGCCGACCGCCTTATGGTACAGACTCGTCACCACACGCTCGTCAGCTTTTTCCTTTCCGGCGTTTAAGGCCTGACAAAATTCCTCATGCGCATGCTTCCACCGATAGATGGTTCGTACATCGACATCGAAGAAATCAGCAACTTCAATGTCGGTCGCCCCGAGTGAGGCAAGCTTTTCGGCCTGCCCCACATAAGATGGATCAAAGTCGGTGGGCCTTCCTGCGGTCAAAGCTTGTTGCCTCCAAGCTGGGTCATTACGCGTTGGTGACGGTGCCACCGCCGATGACGCGGCCATTCGGAAGCCGGACGGCGAGGTACCCGGCAGCAGTGCCAGTATCCAGATAGCTGCCAGCCCACGCGCCCGACGTGCTGGTGATGCAAGCGAACAGTTTCTTGGCGACGACTGCGAGGAGCTTGCCGGTTGCGCCCTGCTGGACACCGGTCGAGCCGCCAGCCGCAACGAAGTCGGTCATGGCCGAGCTGGAATACATGACGATTTCGAAGTTTTCGGCATAATCGATGGCGTTGCCCTGAGCATCCTTCAGCGTGATCGTGATGTCGCGGGTATCGCCGGTCGTGGCGCCTTCCGCACTGATCAGAATGGCGGCGTCAACTGCCGGCTGAGAGATGTTGATGCCTTGGGCGACAAGCTGGCCGTAAGCGCCGATACCGAGGCGGCGGCCGAAGATGGATTTCAGAGTGCGGGGCTGGGTGGTCATGTCTGCGTTCCTTTATTGTTGCTGGTTGCTTGCATGGAAAAGCCCGCCAAAGCGGGCCTTGGTGGAAACTCGTGTATGCTTTGATTGCTAGCCGTCGAGGCCAGTTTGGATGCCCCACTTGATTGCGCTGACATGCGAAGTCACATTCCAGCGCAACATCACCGGAGCGGGAGCCTCCCACACCTTGAAGTAGTCTGCCGTGATCGCCGTAGCGTCGGGGTGCTTGAGCCAGGTTGTGCCGTCCGCTTCAAGGACTTCGAGATCCACGGAGCCTGACCCAAAGTCGAGATAGAGATTGAAGCTTCGCGCCGGCCCCACCGCGCCTAGCGCGCCTGTGCCGCTTGTCGTGCCGCTTGCCATGTGTTGTTCCTTTTGACTACTCGGCCAACTTGATGCGCTGGATACCCATGAGCGTGCAGATGGTCTCCAGGGCTTGCGGGCCTGCCTCACCCAACGTTGGACCGGTGAGCAGCACGCTTTCCAGCGCGGTCACGGCAGCATCAACCTGCTGCTGCGTATAGGCACCGGCTGGCCCGAGAGGATCGAGCGTGAAGTCTGCTGTCTTCGAATAGGGATAGGTCGCCTTGGTGGCGTCATCGATAGGCAGGCCGCCGATGAGATGCGACGCTGGCTCCTGTCCATTCGCCGAGAAACGCTGCGAGAGGTTGTCGCCGCTGTCGTTGTTGATCTGGTTCCAAACGCGGTTCATGACCGCGCTGTGGGCCACAGGGATAGCGAATACGATGTACTGAATGTCGTCCATGATGGCCTCCTAGGATGCCAGAAGCTGAGCGCGGATGGCGTTGAATGTAGTGAGGTCGAGAGCCTTTTGGGCGATGATCGCTCTCGCAATGCCCCCGCCATAGAAGCTAGACGCGGTGCCGTTGTTGTTGTTCGCAGCAAGCCGGGCTGGAATGGTCGTGGTGGGCGAGCCGTTCTGTGCCGCCGAATATTCCTCACCAGTCGCGGATAGCAGCTTGACCGTGCTGCCATCAGCCGAGAGCGCGGCAATGAGCCTGGTGCCTCGCCAGTCGGTCGTTCCTACGATGGTCGTGTTCGCATCGCTGCCCACGCCAGCACACAACTGCCCCGATGTGTTGATGCCAATGGAAAGGCGCGCTGTTGCCGAGCCAGACATTCCAGCAATGACCTGCGTAGCAGCGAGCGAGGCTGGCACATCCGTATCGATGATGCTGCTGTTGGCTCCCACCCCA